CGATAGGTTGGCTGAATGAAACTACTAACGCTAGTAAGCGACAACGCCCTAAGTAAGGCAAAACCTTTAACCGCAGAGGAAATCAATGCTAGAGAAGATAGTGAACGCATTTGGGCGACTGTGGCGCAGTGTAAGCTCGAAGCCCAAGAGCAATGCAGATCAGTCTGGGAAGATGCCTACTGGAAAGGAAAATCTGACGGGCGTTTCGATACAGAGTAAAACACTAATCTGGGGTGTAGTTGATGGGCCTTACAGCATTGACGACTTCCCAGAAGAAGAGTTATATGACATGGGTATCGAAGAGGGATACGAATGGATGCTCGTGTGTAAGATCCAAGAGGGTGATCAGGTTGGCACAGCTAACTTCTGGTATCCCACTCTTGATGAAGCTAACGCAGTAAAGTGGTATTTCGACAGTAACATCGAACCACTAGAGGTAAAAAATGGCTAAAACAACAGTAGTATTCAGTTGCGCTCACACTGACCCTGACGTAGGAAATGAGCGTTTCAACTGGTTAGGTAAGTTCCTATACGATCTTAAACCTGACATGGTAATTGACTTGGGTGATGGCGCTGATATGCGGTCGTTAAATACATACGACACTCGTTACCCACAAGCAGTATGCAGTCAGAGCTACGAAGGTGACATCAACGCTTACAATGATGCTCAGGAGCGTCTGCGGTGGGCCTTCCGTCACCACAAGCGTAAGCGTCCATTTTGGGTAGGCTTTGAGGGCAATCACGAGAACAGAATTAAGAAAGCTATAGCACATGATCCAAGACTTGAGGGACAAAAGTACGGGATATCCTTCGCCCATCTTCAAACGAAACATTGGTTCGATGAATACCACGAGTATCAAAATAGCGCGCCTTCGATTGCTGATTACGATGGCGTATCGTACGCTCATTATTTTAGCTCTGGCAACTATGGTTCAGCTACTTCTGGCCTTCACCATGCTTACACCCTACTACAAAATAGGAACTATAGCTCTACTTGCGGTCACAGTCATAAACGTAGTGTTTACTTTAAGGACAGCGCACACCCTTCTCCGATTATAGGTATGGTTGTAGGCTGCTACAAAGGCGCTGAGGAAGGTTGGGCAGGTCAAGCCAACAGTGAGTGGTGGAAAGGTGTTGTAGTTAAGCGTGAGCTATCTAACGGTGTCTACGAGCCTGAGTTTGTATCAATGGAGAGGTTGAAGAAACAATATGGGTAAGCGAAGCAACTTCGAGAGGGTCGCAAGAGATTACTATCCTACCCCAATCGAAGCTGTGGAGCCATTGATTGATCACTTGCCGTATAGTTTTGACTATGTAGAGCCTTGTGCAGGTGACGGTAGGTTGATCAATCATATCCATGAGTTGACACAGGGACAAGGCGAATGTCTATACGCTTGTGATATTGAACCACAACACCCTGACGTTATGCAGATGGATGCCTTACAGATTGACTTAGGTCACTATCAAGTAGTTGACTTTTGCATAACCAACCCACCTTGGGACAGGAAGTTCTTGCACCCTTTCATTGAGCATTGGCTTAACATATGTCCTATGTGGCTCTTGTTTGATGCTGATTGGATGCACACTAAACAATCCTCATACTATATGACTTATTGCCGTAGTATCGTGTCAGTTGGTCGTGTTAAGTGGTTTGGTAATCAGAGCGGTAAAGATAACTGTTGTTGGTATCTCTTTGATGCAGGTGGCGGTTTAGGAACACAATTTCACGGAAGGATGATATAATGCTTAGTGGAGACGACATCGAAGCCTTTGAGACGCTCTATGGCTACTGGGGTGCTGACTATGGGACTAAGGCTCGTGTGATGAATATGACTAATCAGGTTATGGTAAAAGAATTTGCCAGTAAGTCTGAACAAGAGCCTGACCCAACACTCTATTTTAATCTTGTTATAGAAGAATATGACGAGGTTATGAAGGCACGAACTGGAGTTGACGAACTGAAAGAACTAGCAGACCTAGTTTATGTTGTCTATGGCTATGCCAACTCTCGTGGATACGACCTTGACGAAGCTGTTCGCCGTGTGCATATAAACAATATGGGACGGATGCTACAGCCTGATGGTACAATCAAGCGCAGGGAAGATGGTAAGATTATCAAGAACCCTGACTATCCAAAGGTGAAACTAGATGACTTGGTTTAGACGTTTTATAAATTACATTATCACATGGCGTAAACACCGTGCGGTAATCAAAGAGCTAAATGCTCTAACGGACAAAGAGCTTGCAGATGTTGGTATCAATCGTTATGATATCGACCGTCTTGTATGGCTAGAAGAAGATAAAAAGAAGCGAGGATCGAATGAATAACTACCTGCCAACTGACTACCAAAACTTTATTGCTATCAGCCGCTATGCACGTTGGCTACCTGAAGAAGGTCGCCGTGAGAACTGGGCTGAGACTGTTGACCGCTACATTACCAGTGTTGTCGCTCCTGTAGTGGACAGTGGAAAAGCTCAAGAGATCCGTGAGGCTATTCTTAGCCTTGGTGTTATGCCATCTATGCGGGCTGTGATGACCAGTGGAAAAGCTCTTGAGCGTGACAATACCTGTGCATACAACTGTAGCTACCTACCTGTCGATGACCCTAAGTCTTTTGACGAAGCTATGTTTATCTTGTTATGTGGTACAGGTGTAGGCTTCTCTGTAGAGCGTCAATACGTCAACAAGCTACCTGAAGTGCCTGAGCAACTGTTTGAGAGCGAGGACACTATTGTCGTAGCTGACAGCAAAGAGGGTTGGGCTAAGGCTTATCGTAAGCTCTTGGCTTTGTTGTGGGCAGGTGAGATCCCCAAGTGGGACGTGTCTAAGGTTCGCCCTGCGGGTGCTAAGTTGAAGACCTTCGGTGGTCGTGCTTCTGGCCCTGCTCCGTTAGAGGATTTGTTCCGCTTTACTATTACTAAGTTCCAAGCCGCACAAGGTCGTAAGCTATCGTCTATTGAGTGTCACGACATCATGTGTAAGATTGGTGAGGTTGTTGTAGTTGGTGGTGTACGCCGTTCAGCTATGATCTCTCTATCTAACTTGTCCGATGATCGTATGCGCCACGCTAAGTCAGGTCAGTGGTGGGAGAACCAAGGTCAACGTGCTTTGGCTAACAACTCTACAGCTTACACTGAGAAGCCTGACATGGAAACATTCATGCGTGAGTGGACAGCGTTGGTAGAAAGTAAGTCAGGTGAGCGGGGTATCTTCAACCGTCAAGCAAGTCAGAAGCAAGCAGCTAAGAATGGTCGCCGTGAGTTCATGGTAGACTTTGGTACTAACCCCTGTAGCGAAATTATCCTTCGTCCTTATCAGTTCTGTAACCTGACTGAGGTTGTTGTTCGTGCTACTGATAACTTAGATGATCTTATCCGTAAGGTAGAGTTGGCTACAATCTTGGGGACTATCCAGTCTACCTTTACCAACTTTCCATACCTACGTAAGAAATGGAAGGACAACACTGAAGAAGAGCGTCTGTTGGGCGTATCTCTGACAGGCATTATGGACAACCCGCTATTGACTAGCAAGAACTCAGGATTGGAGAAAACTCTTGAGCATCTCCGTGACGTGGCTATTGCTACTAACGCTGATTGGGCTAAACGTCTTGGCATACCTCAGTCTTCTGCCATCACTTGCGTTAAACCAAGTGGGACTGTATCTCAGTTGGTTGATTCTGCTAGTGGTATCCATGCTCGTCACTCACCTTATTATATCAGGACTGTTAGAGGTGACAACAAAGATCCTTTGACACAGTTTATGAAGGACATGAATATCCCTAATGAACCCTGTGTGATGAAGCCTGAGAACACGACAGTGTTTAGTTTCCCTGTTAAGTCTCCTAAGGGTGCAGTTACTCGTAATGATATGACAGCCCTTGAGCAGCTTGAGATGTGGCTAACATATCAACGACACTGGTGTGAGCATAAACCATCTGTGACTGTATCTGTACGAGATCACGAGTGGATGGAAGTGGGTGCATTTGTGTATAAGAACTTTGATGAAATGTCAGGTGTATCATTTTTGCCACACTCTGATCATACCTATCAGCAAGCACCTTATCAGGATGCAACTAAGACAGACTATGAGATGCTTTTGTCTGTTATGCCTAAGAGTATTGATTGGTCTAAACTTGCTGAGTATGAGCAAGAAGACAACACTGCAAGTTCTCAGACCTTTGCCTGTTCAGGTGACGTATGTGAGATTGTGGATTTGACATGACAGAACTATTTATAATAATCATCTTAGGTTGTGCCATTGTTTTTGGCATAGCCTACAACTCAAAGTGAGAAAATGGTTCAACAAAAGCCCAAACCCCGAACAAGACGGACACGAACAAAACATGATGAAAGTAAAAGCCCTCTCGACCTCTTACCTAAAAACAACAAACAAGGAGAGTACATCACAGCCCTCAACGAGTTCTCACAAGTCATCGTATTTGGCCCAAGCGGAACTGGAAAAACTTATGTCGTTTCCTCATATGCAGCATCCCTTTACCACACTAAAGACATCAACAAGATCGTCATCACAAGACCCCACGTATCAGTGGGAAAAGATCTGGGATATCTTAAGGGGGATCTAGAGGAGAAGACTAAGCCTTGGGCATTGCCTGTGTTAGACGTACTAGAGAAACAGCTAGGACAGGGTGTAGTGGAAACAGGTCTCAAGTCAGGTAATATTGAAGTAGCACCCTTAGCTCTTATGCGGGGTCGCTCCTTCGAGGATGCCTTTATTATCTGTGACGAGAGCCAGAACATTACATTCCATGAACTTAAGATGTTGTTGACCCGTGTAGGTGAAAACACAAAGCTAGTCTTGAATGGTGACATTATGCAGTCAGACCTTAAGGAAGCTGATGGCTTGACAAAAGTTGTCCATTTGGTTAAGAAGTATATGTTGCCCGTCCCTATTGTTGAGTTTGGTGTAGAAGACATCATTCGTAGCGACATGACAAAGATGTGGGTAGAGACATTCGTAAAGGAGAAGATATGACCGACAACGTGAACAATCCTGCACACTACGGACAGGGGAATATTGAGGCTATCGAATACATCGAAGACTTTATGACACGAGAAGAGTTTATTGGATACCTACGAGGGAATATTGCTAAGTATCTACACCGATGGCGATATAAGAATGGTATGGAAGACTTGGAGAAAGCGCAGTGGTATCTTGATGCCCTCGTCACTGTCGTTAGGGAAGGAGAAACCTAGTGTTTATGCCAGTTGTAGTGATGTGTTTGGTTGCATCGCCAGAGGATTGTCAAGTGTTCAGAGGATACATAGCTGAAGATGAAGAAGCCTGTATGGTTGAGATGATGACAATCGGGTTGCCTGCATTAACTGATATGTATCAAGAAGCATATATAGCAGGCGTTACTTGTATGGAAGTTGATATCTTAGACCAAGCAGCAGACGCACAATAAGAAAAAGCCCCTGAGTCCAACTAAGGATTCAGGGGCTTAAGTTTATTCAAATGTTATTATAGTTATCTCTTGAAGAGCCTTAGTATCCCACGACCAATTTCGTTAGGGGATGGGGCTAACCAACCAAGCACGAGGAGAATGATCAGGAAAGGGTCTATCTCATTGTTGTTAGTAGTTTGGTTGATAGTGTCCACAGGGCCTTCAGGGCGTATCTCAGGCACTCTAGCAGGGCTGTTGTAGTCAACATTAATCCCTTGGTTGTTCTCTGCCCCTATCTGACCATTAGCCGCTACATTAGGGCCACCACCAGTAAGAAGGCCTAAAGGGCTAATACCACTACAGCTACCTAACGCTAACATCAACGTCAGTGCTACCCCTGTTGTTATCCGACCTGCCATTTACATATATCCCATAGAAACCTGCACCTGCACCTACAATGACTGACACAAAACCTGCTTGAGCATTACTAGGGTCTTCTAGCTGCATAAACCAGTTGGTTGTCTGATAGAAGGCGATACCATAAAGAGTAATGATCATCCTAGGCCAGATTCGCCATTTGTCAAGCCATTCAGGAGTTATCTTCATTTTGGATACTTTTCCCAAGACAGTTGGAAGTGTGGGCCATCAGGGAAGGATTTCCAGTGACCACCCCACTCTAGATCAACATTCTGGTGTTTAGCAGCCTCAAGGACAGCATCAGCAATCTTATGATACAAAGGCCAGTCCCAACGGATCTCCCCGTCCACATATGCACCAAGGTCTACAGCATGACCTGTAATGTGGCGAGAGTTCATTGTTGTCGATGCACCTTTAGCGACTAGCTCATGTTGACGATCTACAGAACGTAAGCCTTCTAAAACTGTGAAATCGACAGATGTGATGCGAATGGCTTCCATGACGACCTGAACAAGATCTTGATGCACACCCTCTAAACGATCAATACTGCGCTTACTAAGACGATAGCTCATTTGCGTGACCTCAACAGTTCTTCTAGGTGTTTAATTGTGGCGTTTGCTTCAGCTAAAGCAGCTTTCATGTCGCTCATTTCACGGAGCAACTGTTCTTTATCTGCTGTCAGCTTATCTAGTTTCTCCGCTAGACGGTCTACTTGTTCTTTAAGTGTCTCATTGAACTCAGCAGATCTTGCGTCATCCTTAAGAGACTTTTCAAAGTTCTGTTTAGCCCTGAGAGACAAGAAGCCCCAGAGACCCGCAGA